ATTTGGCACAACCTTTCTCAAAGGTTGAATAGATTTGGCACAACCTTTCTCAAAGGTTGAATAGATTTGGCACAACCTTTCTCAAAGGTTGAATAGATTTGGCACAACCTTTCTCAAAGGTTGTTAATAGCGTCTTTTTGTTCCTCCACTAGTTTTTCTTCTCTTTGTTTTACCTTGTTTTGTTCGCGGTTTAGCATAATATACTTCTTCGTTTTCTGAATTTTCTTCTAGATTTTCGTCTTCATTAGAGCCCCACAAACTTCCTGAACCAAATAATGTTCCTTCATCATAATCATCATCACCTCCTTTTTGATTATTATCAGACGATTTATACATATACAATCCTAAACCTCCTGCAGCTAAAATTGTTGTTGCTAAAAGTAATGACATTGTATCATTCATAATTATAATATAATATACTTAATTTATTTATAAAAATTAAACACATTACGCAACATTCTCAGTGTTTCTGCAATCCCCTTTTTACTAAATCGCATATTATCGTAAGCTACAATTTCGTAATCTGAGTGATCATAATCATGTAAAAATTCAAATGTTACATCATTTGAATCAGATGGAAGATTATCGTAATTGTAAAGCACCTCATTTACTGTATTCTTTTTGCACATAATATATTGCAAAAAATCTACTAAATCCTTGGCAAATTCACATTGAAATGAATAAGTACAACTTTGATGTTCAGGGCTCCATCTACGTCTTCCTCTTACAAAAAAATGATGTGTTCTCTTATCATAAAAAATATAAACAGTTGTATCAATTTTGTCAGTATTTTTTTCAACTTCTTCAAGCTTCAAAACTAACGTATCAGGTACTGCAAACTTAGACATTCTATAATATTTTATATATTGTTATCTATTTAAGTGTTTTTTATATTTTATTTTTGTAGAATATAAAATATTAAATGAGAAGTGAAAACATTTGTAATTTTAATTTACTGGATATGGTATCTTTTGAATATTATTACCAAGCCCTTGTGGCATCAACATCCATAAAGGTGCATCAAGTGGTGTTTTCCAGAACCCTACAAATTTGTCTTCAATAACCTTGTTTGTTAAGGGTGCAAGAGGCTCTAAAATTCCTTGATGAGGTGCAGCAGAAAGAAGTAAATAGTTTCCAATGATAGTATCTGATTCTAAAACTTGCTTTTGTGACATTCTTGAAAACCATTCAAATTTTCTTCTACTTAAGATTTCGTCTGCTGGAATATAAATTCCATAAGCGTTTGAAGATAAATGCAAATAATAATTTGACAACAAATCATCCACTGTTATTTGTTTATCTTCCGGTGTTTTTGTTCCTATTTCTTGTCCATCTATTAAATTAATCTTCTTTAATTCTACTGCATGTTTACACCATCTATCAAATTCGCCTATAAATTTTATATCTGCTGTATAATCATATGATGATGTACATTCAATTTTATTACATAACTCTCTTACTGTTTCACATTCCTTAGGTGCTCCACAAAAAGACAAATTTGGATAAAAATCTAAATCAGTTGAACTAATATTTCTGTCTACTGTTTCACAAATAAACATTTTATCACCTCTTGTTCCATTTAGATATAACTCATTTAAATTTCTTAAACAAACAAAAGAAATTGGACATATTAAACCGCCATAAATATACAATAGTTTCATTAGCCCTAGTGTTCTCATATTAGAGAGAATTGGATCCGAAATTGTTGTCATATTTACATTCCAACCTGGAATTAGTTTTTTAAATGATGTATCATCAATAATACAAATTGTAAAAGACTTCTCACATTGTTTAATTATACTTTTGACTGTTAAATATAAATAGGGTTGATTTAAATCAAAAGAACTTCGTGAACCAAAACTTAACCAGTTTCTTGAATTGTATTCATATGGAACGTGAAGCCATAAAATTGGTTTCTTACTCTTACCTAAAGTATCGCTATCTAATAAATATTGTTGAATAGCTTCGTAAGTATCGTGATTTTCTTCTCTAATGCGTTTGTCTTCAAATCTTTTATACAAGAACCCCAAAACAATAAGAATAAAAAAAAGTATAAATAGATTAGTAAATGATTTCATATATTATATTATTATATTTTATTTGAAATATTATTTTCCATTTTATTTTCCATTTTATTTTTAGTGAAAGGTTATAGAAAACAACAGAAAAAGCAAATTGTTTTATATTTACATAAGCAATTCCGTTTTTGTTTAAATTCTAAACACCACGTACAACAATCTAAACATCTAAAACAAAGACAATCATTATCATCATAAAGTTTATAAGCAGATAAACCTTGATGCTTAAAACACCATTTGTCATTGATGCAACAGCATATGGTTTTACTTTCTGGTATTGAAAAATGAGTTTCGTTTGAAAATGTGTTATTTGTATCTATTATTTCATCAGATAATGATACAGATTTTATACTATTGGTATCATCTATCATTATTATATTATATTTACGTATAATATTTATATTATTTAGATATATTATTAAATTTGAATTTAATATATTACAATATATTATATATTATGAGTGATTATGAAGACGAAGATTATCCTGATGATTATGATGAACCAGAGTATGAAATTCCAAGACCTCCCGCAATGGGAGTTCCAAGACCTCCCGCAATGCCAGTAGCTGCCGCAATGGGACTTCCAGAACCAGTGCAAAGACTTGCAAGATATCAATCAGATGAAGAAGCGTTTATGGAAAAAAGTTTAATACCACAAGGGGGACAATTATTACTTGCAAGATTTGAACAATTTAGAACTACAGACATTGATGTTCATGAATTACTACAAGAAAATTTATTTGGTAATTCCCGTGAGCATGTCTATGAATTGTTTCGAAGAACTGATGTAACTCATTTTGAAAATTTTACAGATTCCCCCCCACCTATTATGGAGGGTTCAGTTCAAGATCTAGATAAACATCCTATTCGATTTGCGTCTTTTTATATTTCAATCAAAAACTTAGAAAGTTCAGCAACTACTCCTATTATATCAGTCGAATTGGTTCCTACTATACCAATTCCCGGTTTTTATATAATGAATTTATTGAATATGGAAGGGGGTGAACTTACACCTTATATGACACCAAGAACTGGTATATTTGAAAATTTAGCATTAAAGATAATTCGTGAATTAAAAGTTATAGGCTATAAACTGAATGGGAGCGATAATCCTGATGAAAAACCATGTAATTTATTGATAAGTTTTGATATTTATTATAACAGAAGTAAAGCTAGTGCTGGTATTTGGCATCGCGATTCAACTCATTATATAGGAAGTCATCCAATATATGCTTCACTTGAATTTTTTACAGGTGATGGAATATATTTTCTAGGACCAGACGCACTTATCCATAGCGCAGCAGGAGAACCCCCAGAGGTATATCTGGATAGATATGCGGATTACAAGGTAAAAGCTATGTTGGATTCAAGAAGAGCCTATCCAGGAACAGGAATACCTAAATCATTCAGATTATTGTGTAGAAACAGAACAACAATATTATTTAATAATTACGAATTAATACATGCTACACCAATAACAGAACCTATTGAACCTAAAGAAGAAGGTGCTCCATATATAAATGTTCTTGGACACGATGAACGACGATTAGAAACAGTAGCTCCTCAACATCCAATAGTACAAAACACTCGTACTTTAAAAAGGTCATTCTTAAGAACGCATATTTCAGGAATTTCTTCATCAACTGGTGTTTCATATACACCACCTGAAAATTCTATAAAATTAAATACTTTCTTTGTACTTGGATTAATTCAAGCAATTCCTGGAATTGATTATCATGCAACAGCTGTAACAGAAGAAGATTTATATGGTGGAACAACAATTGAAAATATACAACCTGAAGTTAATTCATTAAACAAATTAAATAATTCAAATATAAAACAAGTAAATCCTTTATTAGAAACAAAAATACAAAATAATTTAACAAACAAAACCCCTTCTTCCGAAACAGAATTATTAGAGTTCAAAATAGTAGGTAATCCATTGAAACCAGTAGTTGAATTAAATTTTGATGTTCCCTTTCAAGAAGTTACTGGAGAAAATAATATACAAAAAAATGAATTAGAATTAGTATCATTTATTAGTTCAATTAGTAATAAAAAGGGCGGAAAAAATAGAAGATATAAAAAAAGATATAATAATAAAACTAAAAAAACTATAAAAACTAAAAAAGTTCGAAAACTAAAGAGAAGTGCAAAAACCAAAAAAGTAAAAAGGGTTAAAAAACTTCATAAATATTCAAAGAAAAATTATAAATATTAATTATTATAATAGTTTATTAATTATTATAATAGTTTATTAATTATTATAATAATATTGGCTCTATTTCTTAGGGTGTTGTGTCAAAGCATCCATCAAATGTTTTCCACAACGAGTAAAAAAATTATGTAGTTGTTGAGAATCAGCTCCTGTTACAATATCATCAGGAATAAAAGTAGCATTACCTTTTTTATAACATAATATTACTGGAATACCATTTACCATCTTCTTTGACTTCAAAAAAGAATAAAAATCAAATGAATTATCTACATCTATATCGCCACAAACTACTTCGGGAGGAGATGAAGCAAAAAATCCATGAACAGCTGATTTTACTGTTTTACATGGTCCGCACCATTCTGCTCCCAATTTTAAAATTATCAAACCTGGATTATTTTGAAGAAGAGTAATAAAAGCTTCTCTATTAGCAATTTGACTAATTACTTGCTTTTGAGACATATAATAATTTATTTTATTTTATATTTATGATTTTAATGTAAATACTAAATAAAATAAATTATTATTCTAAATATTTTATTTTAGTATATTTTTTCCAAATTTTTGTCTATTACAACATTCTTTGCTATATTTCGTATAATTTTATTTTCTTTTTCCAAATCATTATCTCCTGATCCACCCATAGCTTCTATAATAAGTTTGTTATACTGATCTGAATATGGTGACGATGATTTAATGCAATCTGGATGCTTTTCTTTAAATTCTGGTATTAATACATAGTTTTTATTTGCTATTTTTTTTATGGCTTTTCTTAGCTTTTTCCTTTCTTCGTTTTCTTTTTCCCATTTATCTTCATCTTTGATGTACATTACTTCTCTCTTTGAATCACTACAATGAACAGGTCTTTGATGAACATCAAGTGCTTGTAAATTTTTAATTATTATATTTGAAATACCTTCAACATATCCTAATTTTCCAATATTTTCTAAATCACTAAGTTGAAGCTTAACAGAATCTACAAAATCCATAATGTTCATAGCATCTTTACATGTTTCATTTAAAAATACGTTTAAATTAAATGTTTTGTTATGTGAATTAATATGTGCACCTGTATTATTAATATTAACAGATTTATCTTTACATAATTCTATTATTTGGTTTTGCAATTGATTATTTTGTTGCAATAGGGTCATAATAATTTCTTTTTCATTGAAATTATTTTCTAAGTTGTCTATATTTTTTTCTTCATTTGAACATTTTTTTTTATGGTTAAACAAACTCTGACGATGTTTGTATTCTCTACCACATTCACAAATAAAAGTATTTGATTTTGGATTTTCTGCGTCAGTCAAAGTCAGTATTTTGGCAGTATTTTTATGTTTAGATGTGGATAAATGAATATTAAAGTTTGAAAGTTTAGAGCAATAAAAGTCACAAACATTGCATTTATATTTTTTGGCATTTTTTCCAGCAATTTTGTCAGTCATTTGTCAGTATATAATACTTACATAAAAAATGCCTAAATTACTTTTTTATAAATATATAAAAATTTTATCATGACAAAATGAAAATTATTTTTTTGGTGATCAGACGCTAATTTTAAAATATGGTCACACAATTGAATTTTTGTTGGGTAAATATCTCAACTTTTCATTTTTGGACATTTTTTTTGTCCTTTTTTGAAAACTCCAGAAAACTTTCACATCAAAAAAATCGATTTTTGTACTATACTCAAAGGGACCGTATTTCTGCAAATTTGTTTAAATTTCCCTACAAAATGTAGATAAATCTCTTTAAATTGGTCTACAATTATGTTTATTTTATCTACTTAAAGAACTTTTCTCTCTACGCGATATTTTTAACAATGGAAAATACAATATATTCTCCGTTAGTTAATTTATTTTCATTCTTTAATTTTTCTTGTATGTCTTTTAAAATTTCTTTTGTTAATTCATAAATTTTATTTTCAAAGTGGAGAGAAATATTTGCAACTAAATCGCCAGCAAACATTTTATCATATGGTTCTTCAAATTGTTTTATTTTCCAATTAAAAGTGTTTTCAACTGATTCTGAAACAAAATGCATATTTGAATTTATTATATAATTTTTTATTATAGATAAAATATTGCCATAATTTGAAGTCATTTTTAAATGAGGTGACCACACCTTAACACATAAAATATGAGTAAAACTATTATCCATATTTTATTACTTGATTATTCTTTATTATTCTTTATTATTGTTTGTTTTATATAAATTCATTATTTATTTTCCTGTACAAATCTCTCTAATTCATTAATATCAATGTGAGGAAGATTAACATGTGACTCCCAAAAATATTTACAATAAGCCCATACAAAAGTACAATCTGTTCTATACCAATCGCTATGATGTTTAATTAAATTTTGATACAATTTATCTGGTAAGAATTGCAAACTTTGTTGCGGTAATACATAGCATAATTGAACCAATTCTGTAACCGGTTTTGGCGCAACATTTTCTACAAATTCGGTGTCAAAATATGGGACATAATGTATAAGATCACATAAAAGTGGTGGATAATTATGATTATAACACCATCTCCAGTTAGGGCAACCACTAGTATAATATTTCATTGTCCATTCTAGACCCTCTAAATAATTAGTGCAAATTTGCTGTCTTCTAGTATCATCAATATCAATATTAAATAATGTCTTGTAATATCTAACTTGCCAATTAGGATTAAATGGATTGATATATTTTTCTAAAGACCGTTCATAAGCAGGAATAGCATCAAATTTCTTAAATTTATCTTCAGGTGTTGCATCAGGCATATTATTTTTTTCTCTCCTATCACGTAACTTTGTTTCTTTTTGAAAGAACTCTTCTTCTGAATTGGCGAGATTTTGAACTAATTTTCTAACATTTTTCCAAAATATTTTTTTTCCATCTGTTAAATTTTCATTTGTTCCGCCAATAGTAACCTTATATGCATTTAACATTTTATCAACACCACCTGTTCTGATATTAACTGAAGGAAAGTGCGGCATAAAATCATTACCTAAGAAAAAACACAGAAAAATGTAATCATAAATGCGATTTTTTTGTTGTTCCGTTGTCAAAACTTCACCATTATTCATATCAAGTGTAATAATTTTTGCCAATTCAGGTATATCCATTAGATAGGTTTCATTCGGTTCTAATTCAGTGTTAATAGATTTTATAAAATGAGGTGTTTCTCTGAATAGATAAATATTGTTAGAAATTGGTAGATGATTAATAGAAAGCATAATAAGATCGGCATCTAAACCATAAATTACGGTATTCAAATCTCTATGAAAATCAGGAAGGCTTCTAATATACTCGAATAGTTTATGTTCACCCTCCCCACATTCATCACTACAAGATGTTATAATATTAGTTACGTTATATTTTTTAGGATTATTATAAACAGCTTTAATTTTATCATTTAATTTTTTCATAAAAAGAGTTCCAGGAGTAATTGCAGTAGTATTCCACGGGTCCGCTTTAGTATTCTTATATATGGAACGTGAAATATTATTTTGATATAATGATTTATATCTTCTAGAACGTTGTTGTTCCAATTTTGCAACAGGTGCAACTCCATCAAAAGCGACATAAATAGTATTATCTGGTCTAAGAATTGTGATATATTCATCGATTTTTGAACAAACCGCGCGAATGATTGTATCAATATCAGAAACAACAATCTTGGTAAAATCAATATTATGAACAGCATCATAGATAATAGAATTACAATCCAAGTAAAGATTGTTTACTCGGATAGTATTATCGAATTTTTTTATAATATTAGGATGATTTTTGACAATATAGCTAAACATATAAGGAATTCCCATTGTTATATTTATATTTTATACGTTATTACGTTTAAATAATAATAATAAATATATTAAAATTATATTTTACATTTTCTCATACTATTTAATATAGCATAATATCTAATATATAAATTATAAACAAACTTAAAGAAAAGTTACCGAACTCTTTAATAGGTTATTCAACAAATATATTTATATAAATATATTTATATAGAGAATGACAGAAAAGAATGGAACTATTAAAAAAGAAATAAATACAAAAACTAATAGTGATATGTTTCCATTAGTAGAAAAAAAAATAGAGTTTTTTAAAGATGTTATACAAAAAACGATAATTCATATTTACAAAAATAAAACATTAGATATTTTAGGGATTAGTGATGTTAATACGTGTATTGAACGTCTTTGTGAAATAAGTAAAAAAATACAAGAAATAACTGATACTAAAAACAACACAGACAATTTAATTAATAATTTGCAAACAATTAATAATGAATTGTCTAGTTTATTGAAAGTTTATGGAACAGATAGCTTAGAAGATTTATTGATTATATGCTTTGGTAATAATAATAAAATAACAACTGATGAAACACAAATTGACAAATTAGAACTTTTAAAAAAATATTTTCATCCAATTAGTTATAAAGTCGCATGTAAAAAAGATGAAAAACAAAAGAAATCTGATGATTTATTTGATGAAAACGATAATTTACTATGTTACGATGTAATGTCATTATATAAGCAGTTTCATATTAAGGTTTATGGTATTAAATTAATAATTCATAGTTCTATACTTAAAAAAAGTTTAATCATCTATGGAATAGTAGATGATGTTATTGTAGATTTTTTAAATAGTAAATACATTATAAATAAGATTAAAAATATTAAATTTAATATTCCACCAGACGATGATTTTAAAAATGCTTCATTTGATAAATTTATATCATCATTAATTCTAAAGGATTTTTTTATTTATGAAAATGAAAAAGAGTTTCATAATAAATATATTGGATATTTAAGTCAAAATAATAGTTCAAAACAAAAACAGGTTTCTCAATTAGTTAAAGAGTTTATTTCAGATGATATGTATAATAAAAGAAATACATTAATACACCTTTTAATTTGTTCATCAAATTATGAAAATCAATATTTGTCATACTTATTGTATGACCTTCTCTCTAATGATGCAAATGGAAATGTAGATACTCAAGAGCAAATAATTATTTTTGATAGTTTTCCCTGGCCAATAAAGCAATATTTTAAACAAGCTATGAAAAAGACAATTCAATATACAAATGACCTCTCACATTTTGATATAAATAAAATACCAATTGAACAACAAATATGTTTGTTGAAAGCATCTGATAATGTTAAAGAAAAGGCAATGATGAAGTTAAAAGAAGTGAAAGCAAAAGCTGAAGATTCTGGATCTAAAGCAAGACAATACTTAGATGGACTATTAAAAATACCCTTTAATGTTTATAGGAGAGAACCTATATTAAATATAATGGAAAAAATTCGAAATCAGTTTAAAGATATGTTCAAAAAATATAATTTTGAAAAAGTATTTAATACTATTCCAGTTAAAGAAAAATACACAAGTATAGAGGTTTTAAAATACGTTAAAAATGTGCAAAGTGAGACATCGATGAATGATACTGAAAAAATACAAAAAGTAAAAGACTATTTAATTACAGGTGATAAAAAGAAACTAAATAGTAATATATTATTATTAAATGAATTAATAAAATCACATAATAAAAAATGTGAAAAAATAAAACACAATGGATTAAACAAGGATAATTTAAAAGAGGAAATAGAAAAATATATTACATTTTGCGAAAAACCAGAAAATATTGAATTACAAAAAAATACAATTAAAAGATTTATTGATTTTTGTAATACAAAGCTTATATTAAATAATTTGGAATTTAGTAATGATATAACAATAATAAACAATAATATGAAACAAATAACAGATTATATGTCAGATGTAAAGTTAACACTTGATAAAGCAGTTCATGGACATGATAAAGCAAAAAAACAAATAGAGAGAATAATTGGACAATGGATAAATGGTGAACAAGATGGATATTGTTTTGGATTTGAAGGACCTGCAGGTGTAGGAAAAACCAGTTTAGCTAAAAAAGGATTGTCGGATTGTTTAAAAGATGGTAATGGTAATAGTAGACCATTTGCTATGATTCAAATGGGAGGTGATAGTAATGGAAGCACACTTCATGGACACAACTATACTTATGTAGGTTCAACATGGGGTTCTATTGTTCAAATATTAATTGATAAAAAATGTATGAACCCTATTATTTTTATTGATGAAGTAGATAAAATAAGTCGCACTGAACATGGAAAAGAAATAGTAGGAATTCTAATACATTTATTAGATCCAGCGCAAAATGATTGTTTTCAAGATAAGTATTTTACAGGAATAGATTTAGATTTATCAAAAGCATTGTTTATTCTATCGTATAATGATGTAGATGCTATAGATAAAATTCTTTTAGACCGTGTTCATAGGATTAAATTTAGTAGTCTTACATTAGAAGACAAATTGGTTATTAGTAAAACACATATTTTACCAGAAGTTTATAAAAAAATGGGTCTTGAAGATGTAATAAAATTTGAAGATGAAGTTTTAAAATTTATTATTGAAGAATACACGTTAGAATCAGGAGTTAGAAAATTAAAAGAGATATTATTTGAGATAGTCGGAGAGATAAATTTGGATGTTATTAAAAATACTGACAAGGATTATGAATTACCTATTCAAATTAGTATTGAAGATATAAAAACAAAATATTTTAAGGACAAAAGAGAAATAATTATTAGAAAAGTTCCTCAAGAAAGTTTAGTTGGATTCGCAAATGGAATGTATGCCACTTCCTTAGGTAATGGAGGAACCTTACCAATACATGCAAAATTTTTCCCTTGTGAACATTTCCTGGAATTAAAATTAACAGGATTACAGATGGATGTTATGAAAGAAAGTATGCATGTTTCTCTAACTGTTGCTTGGAATTTAACATCCGAAGAGAGAAAAAAAGAGTTACGAAAATTATATGATGGAGAGAATAACAAATATGGTATAAATATTCATCCAGGAGACGGTTCTGTTCATAAAGATGGTCCAAGTGCAGGCGGAATAATTACTGTTGTATTATATAGTTTATTAAATAATATTCCTATTAAATCTCAATTTGCAATGACTGGAGAGATACAAATGTCTGGCGAAATAACTGCAATAGGAGGACTAAATTATAAAATTTTAGGTTCTATTAAAGCCGGTGTGAGAGAATTTATTTATCCGAAAGAAAATAAAAAAGATTTTGATGAATTTTATGAAAAATATAAAAATGATGAAATATTAAAAGATATCAAGTTTTATGAAGTAAATGAAGTTAGCGAAGCACTAGAATTAATTTTAAGTAAATGATATATTTTTATGTGGTCTACTCCTTTCTTATAAGCATTTGCATATTTTTCTTGCATTAAGTATTTTTGTTATATTTTAATATATTTCATATAAGTTATATATTATAATAATAAAATAATATTATTCTTTATTATTATATGAGTAGCTTAAATACATCAAATAAAATGGCTCCAAAAATGAATACTGGAGGGTTTTCAAAAGATACACCATTGCAGGTGTTTCAACCTATGAATATTATTGTATTCCTATCATTTTTCTCTCCAATAATTCTAGCAACTTCTATAACATCTTTGTCATTTATATTCCAGAACTTTAAAGGATTAATTTATTTAGGATTTTTAATTGGAGCTTGTGTCGTAAGAAATTATGTTTATATGATGTCAGGATCGAAACCTATTTTAAATGATGGAACTATATGCACATCTATACAATATAGTAAATACGGCAATCCTACATTTAGTGCGTTTGTTTTTGCTTTTACAATTATGTATTTATCGTTGCCTATGTTTAGTAACGGCGCACCTAATTTTTGGATATTCCTTTCATTGCTTTCTTATTTCTTTATTGATATGTTTGTTAAATTATATAAAAATTGTATTGTTCAAACAGGAGATTTGTTTTTAAATGTTTTACTGGGTTTGGCATCATCTGCGTTAATTATTTCATTAATGTATTCAGGTGGTTCAGGCAAGTATTTATTTTTTAATGAAGTTTCAAGTAATAAAGAAATTTGTTATAAACCTAAGGAACAAACGTTTAAATGTTCTATGTACAAAAACGGACAGCTTATAAGCTCTTTATAAAATTATTTTTTATTTTTTTTATTTTTTTTAGTTGGTTGTATAGTTTCTATAACTAAATTTTCATTAACGACTTGTTCTTCTGTAATAACTGGTTCTTCTATAATAGTAACTGGTTCTTTTTTAACATCTTGCACTTCTGAAACAACTTTTTGTTCTTCAATAATTACTTCTTCTTCAACAACAATTGGTTCTTCAATAATAGTAACTAGTTCTTCATTAATCACTTGTTCTTCAATAATAGTAACTAGTTCTTCTTTAACATCTTGCACTTCTGAAACAACTTTTTGT